CATACCTTCTTTAATCATACCACCTTTTTTCTTAATGACACCTCTACCTTTTAAAATATCTTTAAAAGTTACTTTTCCATCACCAGTTAAATCTGGAAATGCTTTACCACCTTTTTTAAATTCTAGTCTTGGTCTTATTTTATAATCGTTTCTCATGTTTTTTCCTATCCGTTTTCTTGGTTATTATTTACCGGTTTATTAGCCATCGTGCGTGCAACCGATTCCGCAGATCGTCCTACCACATATCCCCCAAGGCCAATTTGAAGAAGTGTCCAAACATCACCTGGAAGAGTTATTGTTATAGAAGCTTTAAAAAAAAATAATAGTACTGGTCCTAATATATAATTCCATACTAATATAAAAATTAATACGTACATTAAAAGGGGCCTCCAGCTCGATGCAAACCAGCCCGCTTTGGCTTCTGCCTCAATAATTTTTGCTGCAGCTTGTAATTCTTGTGTATTAGATTGTAGTAATTGAGTTTGTAAGTCTGCTTTTAATTTTGATTGTAAATCTTTATCAGGAACTGCTTTTTCAATAGTTGAAAATAGTATTTTAGCTAAAGGTGCAATAGCTCCAAGCATTGGTAACATATTAATACCACTTAGCTGATCTTTTTTTCTCTGAAAGTATGTTTCCTTGGCCTTGAACTACATCAATTTGAGTTTCTTGAGGGTTTGACATTTCAACATCAATTCCACCAACTAAATATCCCTCTTTATTTGTAAATTTAGAGTGATCTACTTCTTTAGATTGACCAATTTTTTTCTTTTTATTTTTCATAGCCATTGTATACTCCTTTTTTGTTAATTTTGAAATCTATTTTTAAGTTGAGCAGATAAAATAGTCTTTTCTAATGATGTACTAGCTCTTAATTTAGCTAAATCTTCATTTTGTTGAAGTTTTTGCGTGTCTGTTGATTGATTCATCATAGTTTTCATCTTATCAAGATTGATTCTATCCTTACTCTCTTGTTGTTTTCTAGCATTTTCTTGTGCCATAAGATCTAATTCTCTAGATTTAAGTTTAGCAATAGGATCATTGTCAAATTGAGAAGTAATTTTCTTTTCTTCGTTCATAAATTCTTCCATCATCTCAGCAATCAAAACTGCTTTTCTTGATTCTATTTTTTCATTAAGCATTTTTACTTGAATTTGCATTTGTGGATCTTGCATTGCTTGTGGGTTTTGTTGCATCTGTTGTAATTGTTGTATTTCTCTTTGAAACTCTATTTCAACTTGTTCTTGTGACATTAAAGAGATGTGTTCAAAACAATTTTTCTCTAATGATGCCATAATAACAGGTGCATTTCTTGCCATGTTAGTTGCCATGAAATTTAAATGCGCAGTCATGTGTGCTCTATGATCTTGTCCCGGAAAAGCTTGGAATTGTTTCCCTGCAAGAGCATCTATATGTTCTAATGCAGGGTCCTTTGGTTGTGGCTGTTCTGGTCTCATTAAAATTTTATCAATGTCTTTAATACCTAATGCTTCATACATACTTCTATAGATTTCATACATGTTATGAATTTGAGGATTAGACATTGCAAGTTGTAATTCTGTTTGTGCAATAGAAATTCTTTGTGTTTGTGAAAATATATTTGGATCTGCAACTGGAATGATATCTACTTTTTGATCAAAATCAGTTTGTTTAATTGTTTTTTGTCCACCTACAACATCATAAGGATATTCAGGTGGTAAATATAATGCGAATACTTTTGCTAATAATTTAAATTCCTACTTGCATGTCCGCTATCGAAGCAAAGCGCTGACCTGCTTGAACCACGACCCCCATAAGAGCTAATAAAGTTTGCGAAGGTTCTTTGTATGGTAAAGTCATAAATGCATCTCTAATGTTTCCACCAGGAGCATCTACATCTCTCCATTCACCAGGTTGAATAGATTGAGCATCGTCTCTAATTCTTATTCCTCTTTGTTTAAATCCTGCTGGTAAATTAGATAGAGTTCCTGCATCTAATAACTGTCTTAATGCAGATGTAGCAGTACGTGATAATCCACCTATCATTTGAATTAAACCAAAACCATAAAAACCAAGTCCTGGTAAGAATTTAAAGTGAACGAAATAATTTACTTTTTGTTTTTTAGGATCATTCTCAATATAGTTTCTTCTAATAGATAAAATTTCTTTTGATCCTTCTTCAATAGTTACAATGTAAGGAAGTTTGATTCCTGTGGGCTCACCAGAAGCATCTTTGTCTTCAAATCCTTCTAAATCTAAATTAACATGACATTCTAATAATGTAAAAGTCTCTTCAGGGTTTCCTTTAGTAACTCCTTCAAGACTTCTTTCTTTATCTTTAATATCATCTGCATTTGTAGATTCATCTGATGGTATTAAATCTATGTCTCTATAAAATCCTGATACTTGTTGTTTTCTTAAATCATTTGCAGAAGTTTTAATTACATGGATTACTGCATCTGCTTCATCTAATGATGTTGCTGAATATGGAACAACAATATCTTGAGCTTGAACAAATTCTGATACAGCTCTTCCTAATGTTTCATTGTAATAAACTTTCTTAAAAGTAGATCCTGATAAAGGTAAGTAAAATAACATTTGATCAAAATCAGATTCATACTCTTGCATGACATCCATAATTTGATAATTCATAAATTCAGAAACTCTTGAAGATTGTTGTTCAATCTCTGGAGTTGAAAGACCTACGATTTGAGTTCGCACGGGCCCGCCCGCGGGAAGTAATTCTTTATAAGCTAAAGCTTGAAATTGTGTAACGGCTTCTGCAAGTACGGGGTGAGTTGCACCCGATGCACCTTGAAAAGGTTCTGTACGTTGCTCGTATTTAAATCCTAATAAATCTAATCCTTGAGTATATGCTTGTTCCCAATCTGCTCTTGAATTTTTATAATCTTCATAATTTTGTGATAACTCTGAACCTAATACATTAAGTTCTTGTTCATCAATAACATCAGCAAGGTTTCCACCAAACTCTACTTGTCCATTTAAATTTTTTGATGGATCAAAATTTATATCAGCGCTACCATCTTCGTTTTCTGTAATTTCAGTTGCTCCAGCAGGAAGCTCTTCAACAGAGTTTGCAATCTGTTCTACTTCAACTTCACCTGGAGTTAAATTATCTACTATGTTTGGTAACGACTTGTCTATTTCTGCCATTTGTTATTTTCTCCGATTTTATTGTTGTAACAGTATTATAACCAATATTCAAGCCCTGTGGGTTTGGCCCTCTTAAAGGTGGTATGGTTCTTGTTAGTCTTTTAGTCATTTTTTTTCTTTGGATACATAAACTCCATTATTGGATAGTTTTCTGTTTCATCATAAGAGGCAGCAGGTATTTCATCGGTATATTCTGAATGAGTTATAAACTTGTTTTCAAATCTTGCTTTTTCTTCTTTGGATAATCCTTTATACCATTTATCTAAAGCTTCAACAACCTCATCTCCTTCCGAGGAAGTACTATAACTTTCAATATTTTTTCTATAAGGATCTGCTTTATCTGGATACCTATAATCAAAACCAGGAGGTTCAACTTCTACCGTATAATATTCATAAGCGCCTGGATGCTGTGGATCTATACCATATGCTTGTTTTCCTTGTTTCCCTGCATAAAAATCAAAAGAATGTTTTTCATCTGTTAATGGATTTGTATAATAAGCTGTTACATTACCTTCTGCAGGATCATGTATGAATTCAAATTTAACATTTGTTTTTTTACCACCTGTTGTAATTTCTAACGGTATAGTTAATTCTCTTTTAAATTCTGTCATACCACTTCTCATATAATCTTGACCAATTACTTTACCTCTTGCTAAAGAAAATTCAGAAAGGTATGGAAAAAATTCTGGCATATTATCTACAACGCCACTAGTAGCAATTCTTACAGCATTTCCAGTTTTAGCTACTTTAACACTAGTATCTAATAAACCTAATTTTTTAGCTGTTGGATATACAATAGCTCCTCCAGTGATAACAGCTCCCATTTTTAAAAGATCTCTTCTTGTTGGATCTATTGTTTCTTCTATTACAACGGGTGCCTTTGTTTTTAAAGCACTAGTTGCTCCTTTAACAATTCCATATGCTAAAAATGGATCCAGAACGGAACCAGCTATTTCAGCAGTTTCTCCTGCAATTAAAGTTCCAGTTGTTGGAGATTTTGGTTTATTTTCTTCAATGAATTTGTTTATACCTAATTTTTCTCCGCCAACTGGTTGATAAAATTCAAAGTTTTTTCCTGTCTGACTAAATAAAGTCTGTAAAGGTTGTCCTACTAAAAACTCAGTTCCTTCAACAACTCCTTTTGCACCTTTACTTAAAAAGTATTTTGGATTTGTTAAAAGTTGTTTTCCTGTTTCTGCAAAATAAGCTGCTTCAGATGGAAAATCTTCTTTGTATCTTA